AAGTCAACTTGTGCAACAGCACTACTTACAGTTTGGCTTTCAATAAGTTCTAAGCTACCACCCCAACTACCCTCTTTAGTAAGTTGTAATATTTCACTAGGTGTATATAAACCAATATTCTTTTTTACATTATTTGGTTGAGTACCTATATAGGACATAAATTACCCCTTTAGGTTTGTTTCAAATAAGCTAAATTAAAATCCACACTTGAAGCGGAACTTGCAAGTCCTTGCATAGTATCGCCTGTTTCTAATACAAGTTTAGTTGACATTGTGATAGTAGTTCCAAACGGAAGTGAAACATCATTTAAGATTTTTCTTAATGAGCCACCTGATTTGGTAATACTTAAATCAACTGTAACATCTGCACTAGAGCCACTTATATTAGATAAAGTTAATCCAATAACAGTTTCAGTTGTGCTTGAAGCTACTGCGTCTAAAATAGCTGTACTACCTGTTCCTAGAACACCTTGTTCTGAATGTAATGTATCTGCCATATTTTATCCTTTCCTAACTTAGCGCTATTACTAAACCTAAAGAAACACCACCTGCTAATCCTGCAATGTCTCCTGCTGTTGTTTTCTTTAAATTATTACTATCGTCAATATCTGCGATTAAAATAACATCTCCACTTGCTACTGTTGCTGAGGTTGCTTGTGTTGGTGCTACTAATAAAGTTGACGAGAATGCACCTGAAGTAGCCGTTGCACCACCCGATAATCCCGAAGTAGAGCCTGTTGTAATGGTAACTCCTGTAATATCGCCGTCTCCTATATAAGAAGCCCAACTTGACCCGTCATAATAAGTTAAAGTATTTGTATCTTTTAGATATGCAAACATTCCCTCTTCAGCAGAAGAAACAGCAGAACCTCTAGCTGAGGAGTCAGCGAAAACCATTATTACTTGTTCTTGAATATAATTATTAAAATCTGAAGCGGTTACTAAGTCTCCAGTCGACCATACTTTAAATCCTGCACCCATTTATTTTTTCTCCTTATGTGTATGCAAATCTTGTTCCAACACCTAGTTGTGCTTGTCCTAAAACAAAAGCTGAAGAACCTGCTGGACTAAGTGTAACATTCCAATCCCAAGTTTGCGAGCTTGAGTTTATGTTATGCTCTATTGATTCTATCCAAAGTTCATCTTCTACGCTAGTACCGTTAGGATTTACTATCTTAACTTTAATTCTATCTCCAAATTCTCTTCCTAAAGCTTGCGACCATATAGAAACATTATCTCTTGGGTTAACTTCTAATCTTTCAATACGAACAATAGGTAAAGCTGTTTCAGATAGTTTCTGCTCAATTAAAGATAAAACATTGGCGTTAGTAACATTTATAGTACTTTTTTGCGAATCTTTAGCTGTATATCTTGAAACTGAGTCTGCGTCAGCAATATATTGAGTTGCACCACCAGTTCTTGTCCATTCGTAAACATTAATAACTTCATTAGTATCAAAGTTTGTAACAACATCTCTATAAGGTAAGTTGCTTCCGTCATTAGAAAAAGTAGCTTGAACATCAGTTGCCGTAGCATTTGTTAATTTATAAGCACGATTTCTAAAAGTTGCTTTACCGTCTTTAGCAATAAAGTATTGTGCATTCTCAGCAGTCTCACATTCTTGCATTGCAGTTAAAAGATTTGTAGTAACTGCTTGTGTTATTACTTGGTTTGTTCCAGTATTAACTGTTCTTAAAGCACTTGGAAAGCCAATAGAGTTTAAAAGTCTAGTTATTCTTGCAGAAGATAGTTCTTGTTCGTCATCATAACCTAATCGTGTAGAAGTTCCTAGTTCTGAGAAACCACTTGTTCCAACTCTCCAACCAACTGACTGAATTGTTTGACCTTTAAATATTTTAAATGCGTCAACAGCAGTAAAAGTAACTATTGAGTCAATTCCCTCAGCTACATAACTAACTGGTATTGTATCTAAGAACCCATAAAATAAAACATAAGTAGATGAATCATAAGTAGCAGATACCTTAACTGTTTTTAATGGTTGTATCTTTGTTCTACCATTTCCCGAATCATAATAATAAGTTGATTGATTTGGATTAAATCTGTTGTCAGTATTTGAAAGTGCTAATGAACAAGTTCCTGCTGGAAACTGACCTAATTCATTAACTCTTCCTCTTCGAATATTTATTGCTCTAACATAGGCAGAAATATCTGTAAATGATTGAGAACTATCAAAAGGTTCTGAATTAAATCCTACTTCAACTGTAAGTGTTACATTATCGTCAAAAGCAACACTCATTATAAAGCTACTTCTATTCCACGCCTTTGAGCTTCTTTCAATGCAGAAGCAACAGCATTTTGTACTTCTTGTGTACTTCCTAATAAATTACCTGTGTTAACAGTAATTAATGTTTGTCCACCGCCTAAATTTCTACTGCCAACTATTCCACCGTGTTCACTCATAATAGAACTTCTTCCAATATCTTTCATAAATTGTTGTCCTAAGTTGTTTATAACATTTCCTGCGGGAGCGCCTGCTGGATTTACACCGTCTCCAAAACTAGAATCTCCTGACGGAGTAGTAGTAACAGACGGAGCAGATACTCCTGTTCGACTCATACTTGCAAACAATCTGTCATACATTGCAATCATTTCATCAACTGTAACTCCAGTTAGTGCAGACATTTTAGCTAAAGCGTCATTGTAACCTTTAGTTCCTTTTCCAAATCCCTCAAGAGCCTTGTTAAGATTTTCTTGGAGTATTGCATACTCTAAAGTATTTTTGAGAGAAGCTTCAGTAAGTTTATTAAGTTTCTTTTGTTCTTCTTGAACTTTTTTAATAGCTTCAGCTTTTCTATCTTCAGCTTTAACTAAATCTTTTTCAGCTTGTTCAAGTTGTCTTATTGCGTCCTCTTCTTCACGGGATAAAGCAATAGATTCTTCTTCTAATTTATTTAACTGATTTATAGCAACTGCTAATTCTAATTTTTGTATTTCTGATTTATCTTCTGTTGCTGTAAGTTCTTCAACTACTTGTTTCTGTCTTGCGATAGCAAGAGCTTCTTCATCAGTAATTTTTGCACCAAGACCTTGAACTTCATTGAGTTTTTCTTTAGCTTTTTCAAGCTTATCAGTAGCTGTTTTAACTTCCTGCTCAGCTTTTGTTTGCTTTTCTAAAGCTTTATTTCTTCTAGTTTCTGCCTTATGAATTCTCTCTTGTCTATCTTCTAAAGCTTCCATTGCATTTAAAACAGATTCCATTCCACCTAATAAACTATCTTCATAAGCTTCAGCAGTCTTAAGTGCTTCTTGTGCATTTTCATCTAAAGCTATTCCGTTAAGTTCTAATTGTTTTGTAAGTTCATCAACTGTAAAGTTTGTTCCGTCTAAAATATCATCTAAAGTTTTACTTTTTTCAATAACTTCTTCAGTTTTTTCTGCCGTAAAACCTAAATAATATTGTTGTCTCCTATGAGCTTCTGTATATTGGTCGGCTTTTTTAGAAGCTTCTTCATAAGCTTTATTGCCTTTATTAACTTTTTTAGTTATAAATCCAATAGCAACAGCTACTGCTGTAACTACTGGGAACATAACAGCTAAAACCACCATAACTGCTTTAAGAGCAAGTTTAAATTTCTTCATTGCTGATTCACTAGAATTTAATCTATTTCTAAAGTTTTGTAATCTTTCAACTGTTGTTTGTAAACCTTGAACCATTTTAATAAGAGACGGAACAACAGCTTCTCCAATAGTTATCTTTAGATTTTCTGATTGGTTATTTAGTATTTTCATCTGCGAGGTAAAACTTTCTAATTGTTTTTTAGCTACTCTTTCCGTATAACCCATAGCATTTTCTAATTCGTGTTGATAATTTCTAATAGCTTCCTCAGAACCTGCGAGAATCTTTACTGCGTCTGCAACACCTCTGTTTAATCCTAATTGGTCTAATAAACCAGCTTTTTGAACATCTGATAATCCGTCCATTCCCTCAGATAAGTTCTTAACTACATCAGCAAGATTTAAAAGATTTCCAGTAGCGTCAGTAACAACTATTCCTGAGTTTATCCATTCTTGATTATTTTTCTTTACAGCTCTTGAAACATCTCTTAGAATCTGATTCATCTTTTCTCCAGCTTCAGCACCTTTAACTCCTCTGTCTGCGAACGCTGCGAGAACTGCAACTCCCTCTTCAATAGATTTGTTTGTCATTTTGAGCGCAGCGCCAGCTTTGTTAGTGAGTGCTTCTGAGAATTGCTGAACAGTTGCGTTTGCTAAAGTGTTAGCACGAACAAGAACATCAGTAACTCGAGTAAGATTCATTAAGTTTTGTTGAGCGTCTTTAACTGTAAGACCTAAAGCTGATTGTGCGTCAGTTGCTAAGTCAGTAGCAGTTGCCATATCGAACATACCTGCTTGTGCAAATCTTGCAACTTGAGGAAGTGCTTGCATTGATTGTTCTGCATTTAAACCAGCAGAAGCTAAGAAGAAATATGCTTCAGCAGATTCACTTGCACCAATAATTGTTTGTGTAGCTACATCTCTTGCGACCCTAGCCATTTGTTGTTGTTGAGCGGTTGTAGTCTCCATAATCGCTAGAGACTGAGTCATTTTATCTTCAAACTTTGTAAAAGCTTGAACAGAAGCCATAACTCCTTTTGTTATTCCTGCGAGTGCAACTGCAACTGCACCAACACCTATTTTTGCAAATTTTGAAAGTTGTTTACCTGATGTTCCAAATACACCACCAAGTTTGCTCATTTGCGCAGAAGCTGTACCAGCTCCACGCATTACTATATCTATTAATACTTTTGCACCCATTATCTTCTCATTCTAGCCTTTTTTGCTTCAGCTTCTTGCATTGCTAACTGTTTATTTTTTTCTTCTTGTTCCCATAAATAAAAAGTAGCCCATTGATGAAACTCTAATGATGACATTTTAGTACGCAGTTCTCCAACTGTCATTCCTAGTTCTCTAGCTAGTCTAAATTGAAATGATATATCAGGATTAGTCTTGAAATTCTTCGGCTAAAGCCGATTCTACCTCACTTCCAATCCCGTTGAGTTCGTTTAATTCTTCAAATATTATATCGATTACTGTTGCGTCTTTTTCATAAAGTATTTCGATTGCTTCATCATCTAATGCAGGTTCGATAACACTTGCTTTGAGTAACTCTTTCTGATAATCGAAAGCGTCTGTGGTATCTCCTTGAATGAGTCGTCCAAGTTCTATCTGCATTTTCTTCGATATACCTTTAACTTTGATACTGGTTTTCCATTGCGGAATCTCAATAACCTTTTCGGGTACATCAGGCAATGACTTGATGTCATCTACCGATAAAAATTTATCAACCATTGCGTCTCCTTTGTATTATTAAATTTAGTGTGTGCCTCTACTAATTGTTGATGTGCATTGAAAATCTGCACTATAAGCTACTGCGTCTCCTACTGGAGAAGAAACTGAGTAAGCAGTCATAATACACTCGCCTGTATATTTAACTTTACCGCTTGCTGTTCCCTCAGGACTGTATTCATAGGAAAGAGTATCATCTTTTCCTATAACAACTCCTAATATAGCGTCAGCAGTTGAGTCCCACATTCCAGTTAGTGAGATTGTAGCGTCAGTTAATCCTGCAATATAGGATTTAGCTTCTGCTCCGAGCATAGTTGTTTCTGCAACATCAGCACTTTCAGGAAAGTCAACATTGTTAACATACGCAGAGATGTCTGTTAAAGACCCTGAGTTGTTATCAAGTTTAAATACACTATCTTTTCCGTGAACGAATGCCATTTCTTTTCTCCTTAACTATTTCTAGCGAATCCTACTATGACATTTGCTGTCGGAGTAGAACTACCGCCAATTGTATTATATATTCTAACATAACGATTTATTGTAGTTCCTGAATCAACTGTTTTTATTTCACTTGTTGCTCCAGTTACTTGAGTAAATGTTATTAAATCAACATAAGTTACATTATCAGCACTATGTTGAATCTTTATATCTGCTGTTGGACTTGTTCCACTAACAGAGGTACAAATTACAAAAGCGCCAGCTCCTGCACTAGAAGAAGCGCTGTTGTCAAGAGCAGAACCAACTACTCCTGTTGCTGTTACAGCAGAATTTGAAAGTATATATCCATTACTAAAAACTCCACCTGTTGCTTGTAAATCAACTGTAACTGCTACGACTTCCCCTACTGGAGAAGATATTCCATAATTTGTTGCGTCAACTTTTGCAAAGTTGCAATAATCTCCTGTATCAACTCCGTCATAACCTATAAGAACATTTGAAGTTGTTGATGAACCCATTAGTCCTGACAATGTAGCGTCTGCTGTTGCGTCCCAAAATCCTGCAAGTGATATAGTTCCGTCTGTTAAACCACCAATATAAGTTTTTGCTTCATCAGAAAATGTTGTTGTCTCAGCAACATCTGCTGTTTTATTAACATCAGCATTACTTAGGTAGCTAGAAAAATCTGTACTACCAACATAAACTAATGTATCTTTTCCGCTTTTAAACGCCATTACTTCTTACCTCTTCTTCTTCTTCTTTGAGATGAACTGCCTGAGCGTCCAGCTCCGTATCTATTATATTTACCCATATTTCTAATATCTATCTTACAGCTTAGTTCCTAATTTCCAAGCCAATTGAATTTCTTTTAGAGTTCTTGCTAATAAAACTTTTCTTTGTTTCCTTGTATTCTTTTCAGCGAGTAACAAGTAAGGAACGATTGGAGTACCTCTTTTATCAATTCCACCCGAAACCATTCCTGCTGTTCTATTAGTTCCACCGCCAAAATCTAATCCTTTGGTTCTTACCCAATCTTCAATCGGTTGAAAAGGTGGTCTATGAGGTCTTGTTCTAGGAAATCCTGTTGCATTAGCTCTTCTCTTCGCAGGTGGTTTCTTATAACCCGCAGGAAGTTTTTGATATCTTCCGTGAACATAAATATCATAAGGAACATTCGAACTAACTTTAATTGAATTTGGAAGCCTACCTCTGTCTTTAACTTTGCCTGCTTCAATAGAGTTTGCTAATTCTCCTGTTGCTTTTGGTGCTTGTCTTTTTGCTTCTTCAGCAACTACTTGTGCATAATCATTCATAAATCTTCTTAAAGGTAAAGCAGTAAACTTCATCTTCTTTAATTCACGAGCAATTTTTTCTGTTCCTGTAACTCTAAAAGCTTTTTGTGTCATAAAGTTATACTAACAAAAAACCCACCTTGATTGGTGGGTTCTCTGAATTATGTTTTCTTTATGCGTGTATGCTCATTGCTTCAAACTGCTCTTTAGTGATTAATGTATAACCCTCTGTGAAACGATTAGCTCCATTATATTTACGAAGATAACATTTGCTACCACAATAGATTTCAAATACATCTCCTGTTTCGTCTTCTAAACAAAAGTCATAAGTCAAACCGTCTTCAAGCTCGTCAGAGCAACAAGTCAATTCTGTTGTATAAATATATAAGTCGTTTGAATCATATTCTTTTTCTACAACATCATCTCCTGTTTCTTCTTTAATAAGTTCTTTTACAAACTTACGAAGCTCAAGAGTATTGCTTAAGTCTATTGTGTTTAATTTTTCGTTCATTTTATTTCCTTTGTTTGTTTCTTTCATACTTAAATAATACATAATCTTTGATTATATTCAAGTATTAATTGTAAATATCACAATATATAAGTCAATGTTTATAGGGTTTTAAAAAATAATTTAAAAAATTATATAATTTGACCTGTTAAAGTCGTTTTTTTGTACCCTTTAATCAATTGTAAAGCGTCAGGGTCAACCTTTGAAAATAGTTCTGATACGCCAGTTGAATCGCTTCCATAAGTATTAAATGGAGTATCTTTTCTTTTGAATAGTCTTAAAGCTTGTATCAAGCAAGCTGTTTCGATATCTTTTGGAACTGAAGCAAATCCATATTTAGCTGTTACTTGAACATTATTAACTATTGTTGTATCGAATCTTTCAGAACTTCTTGTATCTAAAATCTTAATGCAGTCATAAGGAAGTGATTCATCTTCTGCATTGGCGGGTGTTACATAAAAATCTGTGTTTATTGTTAAGGTTGTATCGTAACTTCCGTCATCATTTGTATCTAGTTTAACTATTAAACCAGTTAGCGTAGCAATATCAGGCACATCAAGGTAATAAGTTGTTACTGGAGTAAAGGTTCTAACAACAACTGAGCCGTCAATCCAAAATTTTCTTCCAGCTATTTTATCTATTTGTCTTGAAGCTGTCTCAACAGCTCTTTCCAAGTTATCATCTTGAGCAGAGCCTGATATTCCCATATAAGCTTTTATGCCTGACAAAGTAGTATAGCCATTAGTAATAGCCATAATTTGTCCTACTTAGATTTATCTTCAACGGGTGCTTTAGCTTTTGTTGCTTTACCTAATCCCCATTCCTTAACTTCAGCGTCAGCAACTTCTTGACCTTTAACGCCAAGCAATTTACCTTTTCTCCAAGTTTTTGGAAGTTGATTTTCGGTAGTTTCAGCTACTTTACCTGCTTCATCTATCCATACATATTTTTTTAAAATCATAATTTTCTCTCCTGACTTTAACTCGCCCGTGCCGTTAAAGCTTGAGCGAGTTATTAAAGTCATAATAATTTCTAAGTTATCCTTAGAAGTTTGATATTTTTGCGAAAGCAGTTGCTCTATAAATAGGCAAGCCCATTCTTACAGTTGCTTTCATAACAACAATATCTTTTACAAAGTTCTCGTCGTGTGAATCAGACATAGCAACTTCCATACCTTGTCTTGCGACAATATGAATTGCTTGTCCACCACCGAAAGTACCAACTAAACAGTCTCCTGCTGAAATTTCTGTTGAAACTACAACTGGAACACCCCAAATGCTTGGTCTCACAGCGTCATTAAAGTTTCCTGCTCCAACGAATAGAGGGTTTAAAGCTCCACTTGTTGTTACAGCATTTACTTCAGTAACTACTTGATACCAGTCAGACGGGTGCATAACGATAGCGTCAGGATTCATAAATGCGTCTTTTTGAATTTCTGTAATCGCTTCGAATAATTGTCCAATTCTCTTTAAGCTTCCACTAAATGAGGAATAGTTAAATGAATTGATACCTGTTTTATTTAAGATACCTGTTAAGTTCACGCCTGAGCCTGAACCACCAATTATTTGGTCGGATATTGTTTGTCTAACCATAAATCGTAATCTACTGTCAATATATCCCTGTGAAGCGGAAACATCTGCAAGAAGTTCCTCTGTCATTGGAATAAAAGCACCGATTTTTCTAATTTCTTCTGTTCTTTCGGTAAAAGCCAAAGCATTTTCTCCAAGAGCAGAACCCTCAGCGGTAGGTGCAGAGTTGTTTGTGTATGTTGTTTCCTCAAGATACTTGTACTGATATTGGTCAGTAGTAATTGTATCTATTAATGCTGGAATAACATAAGGGTCTAACTGTGCAGACTCCTCAATTCTTGCAGACCTAACGACTGCTGGTGGAAAGTTAGATTCAGTTACAGTAGTTTTCAATTCTACTTGTGGATTCCACTTTAACTCAGAGGTAATGTTTTTTTGTCCATTCTCCTTAAATGATTTAAAAGAATTTGATTCAAGAAATCGTTGTCCAAGAGTCTTTACTTCTTCTTTAGGTTCAGCGTGTATAGCCATTGGCTCTACATTGTTGCTTTTCTCTAATTCAGCTTCTAGCTCTTTTTTCTCTTTTTCTATTTTCTGAGCTTCTTTTATCTCATTAACAAGTTCTGACATTTTTTCATTACGCTTAGCCCACTCTTCTTTTTTCTCAGAATCGAAATCTACTGTATCGACTCCTTGAAATTCTTCAAGAGTGTTCTCTCTAAGTGCGTGGAGTTCCTTTTTAAGCTGTTCTAATTTAGCCAATTTGTTCTCCTTAAATAATATCAGGGTCTAAAGTTTCCCCTAGAACCCTTGTTGTGTCAGCTATCAAAGTATCTGCTTCTTGAGTTTCTTCTACTTCTGCGTCTAGTTCGTCAATTTCAACTTCGACATCTGATTCATCAGAACCAAATCCGATAATCATATCCAATTCGTTATAAACTTCTTGGATTCTGTCTTGTAAATTAACCAAAGATTCAGTAGCACCCTTTGATAACTTTTTCTTTTTTTCAAGCCTTAAAGAAGTAAGTTCTTTAGCCCTGTCAATAAAACTGTTAATTGTGATTAGCACATTATCAGCTTCATCAGTAAACCTTAAATTAGATTTAGGTTCACTATCCACTTCGGCATTGGAATTATCTTCCTTAACTGCCAAAGTATGCGTTTCTTGATTAGCTCCCACTAAAACGGGACTAACTTCGAAAACTGTTGCGGACTTGATGTATCTAACTTCTTGAGTCTGTCCGTCTTTTTTAAAATCTCCGTTTTCTGAATCAGTTACTTGATAACCAAAGCTCCATTGTTGTAAATCGCCCATAGCTTTAACTGTATGAAAAGCGTCTCTACCTCTTTCGGTATCCATAATGAATTGACCTTTGAATACAGCTTTTTCATCATCTTGTACAATGTCTCCACGACCAATAACATCTTTCCAGTCGTGAGACCAAACCATAGGAACTCCTTTGTCTCCCCAAGCTGATTTAATTGAGTTAGGAAGTACTACATCTTCATCTGAGTCAACAGTATTGAATACAGAGAAAACTGCTTCTACTTTTCCCTCTATCTCATCAGAAATTGCTAAATCTAATGTTTTAAAATTCATATTTTCTTTTTTCATTCTTGCTCCTCGTAAGCTTCGTTTTTTTCTGTTGCTGGGTCGTCGGCAATGAAATGCCCTTTGCTATTTCTAGCTCTTTTCTTTTGAAGAGCTTCTGCTTGTTCTAGTCCTTTTACTTCTTCAATTAGACCTTGTTTTTTTAGCCACTTAACAGACTTCGTAGGAACATCTTCAATAATGTCTCCCTCTTCATACTGTTTGTCGCCGAACATTAATCCAACTTTTAATATATAACTCAAGTTATTACCTCAATTTCAAATTCTACGCCTAAGTATTCAATACTGTTTATAGTATAAACACCATAATTGCTTGCTTCAACAACTCTAGCAGAAGATACTGCTCCACCAAGTGTTGTATCGCCCTCAATCGCAAATTTTATTGAGCTTGAACCTGAGCCAGCAAGATATCCGTCCAAAGTATCTTGTGAATCTTCAGCGTCAACTCTTGAAACATAAAGTTGAATTGGAATTGTGTAAGTATCTGAACCACGACTAAAAGTATTATCGTATTCCAATGAAGATAAAGTGCCTACGATTGCACAAGGTGGTTCAATCGAATCAGGCACATAATCATATACTAATAAAGAACTTATCGTTTCAAGTCTAGTTCCTAAACCTGAACGAATACTTGTAAGACTAGCCATAGCTTTAACTATACACGAAAAAAGCAGAGACCCCTAGAAACAAAGGGAATTTAAAGAAAGACCTAAGAGTCCCTGCTAAATCTCGAATCCGTATTCTTCTTTTAAGAATCCTACTCGTTTATATATCTTTTCTGAAGTACCGAAATCTGTTTTATCATTCATTATTTTAAAGCTCCAATTAAAGTCATAACCTGTTCTGCAAAGTTCTGTTATATCCCAAGCTATTATCTTTCCGTTGTATTCGTTAACATACCAAAATCTTTTTTGTTCTTCATTAGCTAATTCAAGGTTTGTTGCAAATTTATCAAACTCAATAAACCATTCATCAAACTTTTGCCTGCGAGATTTGATTTCAATGTTGACTTCTAATCCAGTTGCGTCATAAGGACAATACTGGTCGTCATCTTCGGTTGTATGCACTAAACAAGATAATGTACTTTTTTCATTTATGATATCTATTATTTTTGATGTTTCCATTTACAATCCCTCTGCTTTCATTTCTTCTAATCTTTGTTTAACAAGTTCATCACGAACTAGATTAGGATTCTTTTTCATTTCTTTTGCTTTATATCTAACCCAGTAACTTCTATTCATTCTTCTTCCAAAGCTACTGGTTTAAAATCAAGATTAACAATTCCTGTTCTTCTTAAATTTAATTGCGGGTATCTTTCGCATTGTTCTTTTGCATAGGCTAGAGCTTGCTCAGTATCATTACATAGATAAGTCATCTCGCCAGTAAACAATATTTTTATTTTCTTTATTATTGGTTCAGACATTATTCCTCTCTTTCTTTATTCTCTTGTCTAATTTATTATCTTTTAATATTTCTTCATTCCGATTATCTACTAACTTTTTTACTCTTTTTCTTAATTTATCATCTTTTAAGCAATCAACACATAAAAAATCATACAGACCTGCATTTGCTTTTATGCCGTTGCAATTAGAACATCTTATTCTTCGCAAACCATTAGAGCTTGTATAATAATATTTTTGAACCCAAATATTGTATATAGTTCTATATCCCTTAGCTGTTCCTTTATTGTTCATTTCAAACAGCTTTATCCAGCTTGAAGGGGGTATCATTATTTATTCTCCTTTAACTTTATATCTTCTTGTTCTATTTCCGCTTTACAGAATAAACATTCCAAAGCAGACCAAAATAAATGTGTTACTTCTAATTCTAAATGACATTCTATGCAATCAAATTTAAAAGTAGTTCTTTTTTGATAAATCATTATTCCTCTTCTCTTATCATAGAAAAAATTGTAGGTTGGAAGTTAGGCATAAAATAATCTCTGACATATTCCAAATAGTTTTTATCATTCCAATTTTCAAAAGTTAAATCCCAAGAGCCATAAGTTTTATGCTCTAAAACTTTTTGCATAGCTTGGTCTCTTGTATATTCAAAATACATATCTTTACCTGTTACTTGGATATTCCATTTATTAAATATCTCGTGTTTATCCCATTTTTGAGATTTACTATTAGAAAAGTCAAAGACCTTGTTTCTTTTCTTGTCAAGTAAAAAAGCGTGTCCACCCCAATACTCAGATGTTATCTCTCTCATAGCGTGAACTAGAACAGTATTCTTATTTATATTATTAAGATATTTTTTTAAGTTTGCTTCGTAGCAATCTCCTTTTTTCATATCAGCTTTACAACTTCCAATGACTTTTTTGTTCAATAATCTCGCTAGAAAGATATTTAGCAATCCTATGCCAATCATATTCTTGTAAGTCATTCTCATCTTCAAGAGCATTAGTTACGCATATTTCAATTGTGGTTTTGAGATACTCTGTAACTATTCTTTGAGCTTCTTCTACTTTTATTTCTATATCTACGGAATCCATTTTATTCTCCTTTGTTTTTTCCATAATCTACTATTATACATAATCTTTAATTATATGCAATTCATTCCTCTTCTTCTTCTGCTTCTAAATGAAACTTCCCAACCAGTATCTTTAGGTCAGTATCTTTCCATTTATCAAACCCAAGCTGTATATTCTTATCAAATAGCTCTGAATAAGCCTTTTTAGCTCTTGCTTCAGTTTCTGATTCAATTTCAAATACAACTTTGAAAGATTCTACGAATTTATATTTCATTAACTACTCTCCTCTTTTAGCGTTTCGGTGTCCTACTTTATTACAAGTAAAACATTTTTCAACAATTGTATCGGAAGTTTTATATCTTCCGTCAGGTGTATCGTAGATACCACCTTTAATTCTGTATTGTTCTACTCTGTTATGATTTAGGCATTTTGTTTTAGGCATTTTAACTACTCCTTTTTATTTAGAACTAGGCGGAACTAATTTCATACCTAAGTAGAATTTAGCGTCCCAAAGTTCAGTCGATAAGTCAGCGTCAATATCCCACCATTCTTGCGGTGTCATACTTCCGTCATACCTTATCTTTTTATGGTTACTTATATCCTTTTGGATATCTGCTATATTTCGCATATTATCTCCTTTTGTTATAATCATTAATTATAGCACATATAGAAAGTTATGCAAATCAAAGATTATTTTACGAAGTAAAAAAAATTTTTTTGGGTCGTTACTTACAACCTACGGGTTTTGTAAATCACATTACAATTACAGTTAGCTACTTCTGCTACTGGAAGTCTAGGGTCAGCAGGATAACTTGCTGGATAACCACCAACTCTAAAATCTTCATCTTGTGTTACTTCTTGACCGTCAGCTCTAATGTGTGTATCTCTTGACCTAACAAAAGAACATTGCCATTCTTTAACAACTGGTATGCCAGTTTCTTTAACTAAGTTGGCTTGTCCAAATTGAGCAAGTGATTGAGCTTCGGTTCTAGCAATAGTCGAGGCTCTCTTAAGATGTTTTTTCGGTAAGGTGTCTGTAACTTCTGCATTTACATAATCAAACAACGCGTCTCCAGTAAGTCCTAACTCTCTTCCTGTATCCAATCCTCTTCTGATTGCTCTATTCAAATTAGCTTTAGTCGTTTTAGCCATATCAGGAAAAATTTTATCAAACCTATTGTTCAAGTAAGCAATAGATTCTCTGTTTCTAGTAACTGGAGTGTAAGGAGTTACAACCTGTCCACCTGCTCTAATTGGATAAAAGCCCTCATTGATAACTTGTCGTTTTGTTTTTCGTCTTGCTTTAAAAATCCCTACTTGCTCAACCTCACTAATACCCTTAAAAGATTCAGGAAGAAGTAAACCTAGTTGAAATAAAGTAAAGTCTGTAATTACTGATGTATATATATCATAAACATCTAATGCCCATTCTTGAGTACTCTCGTCTATATAGTTATCTAATTGATATAAAGAACCTGTTCTCAAAAACGAATTTTTTTGCACATTGCTATTTTTCGCCACCCGCAGTATCTCCACGATTTTTTTATTTTGATTACGCAAGAGATTGACATAGTAGTTCGTAAGCCAAGCGTTCCAGTTCTTTATCAAAGCTTCATAGTTCTTATAGATAGACTGCTTTACTTCTACACTCTCAAACCTATTCTCTATGTACTCTGTCTCTTGTAGCTTGAGTAGATGATATCTTCTTAGTAGTTCCTCTGCTGTCTCTGCCTTTTCATCTCTCTTGTTCATAGCCCGAACCAACTTCTCAGACCAGCGTCTACCAGCGTTACCACCCCATAACGCCCAAGCTATAACACCATTAGTTATCTTACCGCTTCTAGCGTCAGGACTGTTTAAGTCTCCCTCGTGTCTAGGGAAGTATCTAGCAATGTGTCTAACCTTTTGTGGCGAGGCTTTTGTATTATTGATTAGATACCTAGCAGTACCTCTACCTACTGATGTACCACCTCTTCTATACTCTCCTACCCAACCTAGTCCTCTCTCTGCTTGTCTCTTAACTCCTTTAGGTATTGAGAAATCTATGTCGTCGTACTTTCCTTTTTTATAGAATTGATGTTTATGTTGGTCTACCTCCACCTCTAAATCAATAGAATCAACTAAGTGTGTAGTAGAAGAGACAGTAAGAGAAGAAGATTGATTGTTTACTTCCTTATATGTAGATGTAGATAAGGGGTTCTTTTTGGCGAGGGATTTATCCCGAGCCAAACCTTTCTTACTACTATTTGGGTGTCCTACTGGTAGTAAGTCAGTATCATAAGGTTTATTTTTAAACTTACCTGTTTTAAGAGCATAAAGAAAACCATTTACTCTTGCTAAAGCCCATTGGTCTGAAGATGTAACATTAGGTCTAACAGAACTAGGATTAGTATTATAAGCACCTACTCCTCTGTTAAATACTCTTTTAAGAACACCTAATGTAGTTTTAAACTTAGGTTTACTATCGTTATGTTTCTTTACTTTATCTTTGAGTATCTTTTCTATTCTCGCAGAAACTTTAGTATCAATAAGATTCTGAGTCATTATCTTCAACCAACTCTTCATACTTATCGTGAGAAGAACAAGGCATATAGTAAGTAGTATCATCTTGTTCCATAGTATGAAAACCTGAACAACCTAACTCTTTAGCTCTATTCTCTGCTTCTTCTTGTGTAGTAAAGATATCCTTTTCAAGCGCAACTTTATCATTAGAATATCTATGTATTTGGTCTAGTCTTGTCTGAGCAAGCTTCCTAGTAGGGTAACAACCCATATTCCTACCAGTTCTTTCAGATATAACGCAGTACTCTCCGTCTATCTCTTTAATTACTTTGTATTCAGCATTCTCTTGCGAGGAAGTCTCAGGTTCTTCTTGCGAGGCTAAAGGGTTCTGTACTGGTTGTTCCAGCGGAGTTTCTACTTGTAACTGTTGTTCTTTCAACATATCAGCAGGAACAATAACCTTTTCTGTACCTAATAAGTAAACATCTTGGTTAGTATCTATTGGTAATCCAACTGCCTGCCTTGCTTCAGCAACAGTAGCCCAACCACCTTGAACAGCTACATTCATTCTTTCGTATATCTCATTAGTATCTGTTTGTAAAGCTCTAACATCAGTAAGGTCATACTTAGTAACTAACTTATCTGCTTCTGTATAATCAGGTAACAATTGAGCAGATATCTCTCCCGCAACTAAATTCCATAAAGGTATTAGCTTTTGTTCTGTAAAGAACTCTCTTAAGGTCTTAGCATTAGCGTAAGTAGCATTCTTTAATCCGACTTGTAATCCCGCAAGAATAGCAGGAACACCAAGAACAGCAGAAGCCCTAGACTCAAACTCTTCTCTTAAAGCTCCTATCTCTAAATCTTTAGGACTGAATGCAAGCTTCTCTACATTAACACCACCTGATAGAACTAATGGCTTACCTCTATTCTTACCAGCTACTTTTCTTTGGAATGTCTTAGAGATTGCTTCTCCCTCTTCTTCCGAGAAACCATATTCGTCTTTAGGAGTAACTAAGAAACTTGGAACACCCATATTGGCTAATAACGCTGTTGCTAACTGTCCAGCAGATTCATCTCCGTATATCTCTCTTAGAATAGTTTTTAATGGCGAGAAACCTTTTCTATGATTGCTAGGGTCTAAACCTAATCTAAAGTGAACAATCATATCTCTTTCAAGTGCAACTGTTTTATTGTTTGTCTCGTAAGAGTAATATTCAATTAATGTTTCTTCTGAACCTTTTGGCGTAACATTCTCAGGCATAAGAGGATATAAAGCAACAACTTCTCCTGCTTCGTTCTTTTGTTTTAATAAATAAGCGTCTCCTGAGATGTGCATTGCTGTAATAAGATAATTCTGAACAACATCTCCACTCATAAAAGGATTTGGTCTCCTAAATAGATTTGATAGCGGGTGTTTAGGAAATACTTCTAGTTCTCCTACTTCATTTTCGAAATAAACCTTTAGTTCTGCTTCTGAGAATGATGTACCTAAGACTTGTAAGCAAGCGACTACTGCTGAGTTTGATTGACCGTTTCCAAGTCCCTCAACATTCCAATCTCCTGCTCTTGTGTTATAACCCTGAATAAAAGATAAGTTGCTTCCATAAGCGCTGTCATTTGGGTCATCTCTAAGAAAATCGTAACCCGTACTTCTTTTGTAACTCGTTCTATTATCTGTATATCTAATATTAGAAATTATATCTCTAAAGCTTCTTCGTTCTGCCATTATTACCTATCTCTTATGCAAGGGCAAGGTTGTGGACGCAACCCTAAAAGGCACAACCAAGCTACCTTGCGTCTCTATTGTACATAACATTACCACGCTTTTAAAGTCTTTCGCCTCTTAGTTTCTAAAACTGCATAAGCTAATGAGTCAACAATATCGTCGTGTTCTGCTTCAGGAAACCTTAATAGTTCTGATTGTACATTACTTATCCACATTGCATTCTTCGGAAAATATATATCTCCCGATTCCATTTTTGCAACTAAAGGATAAGCTCTTGATACTTTGTCTCTATCTGCTTTCAGTTCACGAATATTTAAGCCTTGTCTTTTAGCCATTTGTATAAAAGCTAACTGATACCCTGCTTTTTCTATTCCTATATATTGTAAATCATATTGTTCTACTTTTTGTTCTAATAGCGGAATAATATCGGGAGCTTCTAAACGCTGTTGGTCTATATCTAAAATAATTAATTCGTTATTTGGTGTTATCGCAACTGAAGTAATAACTGTATAGTCAGCAGTTTGTTTAGTTGATGTTGCAAGGTCAACAGTAGCAACTCTTCTACAATCTTTTAATTTAACTGTTCTGTCTTTGCTTAATCTGTATTTAACCTTTTTACCAAACTGTTCAACCGAATAAAACTTAAACCAATCTGCTTTAAACAAACCACCAGTTGCTTCAATGAACTGAGCTTCGTATTCTTGTGAATAAAGAAATGAACCAATCTCTTTTTTAGCATACTCAAGCTCTTCAGGGTCAATAATAGGATTTGATATAGTTGGATAAGTAAATCTTTCCCAGTTCTCTAACTGATTTGCTTCAGAATAAAGTTTTTCAAACCAGTTATAACCTTTAGGTGTACTTATGAATAAAGCTGAACCTTTTTTTTCTGTTAAAGCGGGTCTTATTACTTCAGACCAAGTTTGAGGTTTCATAAAGGCGCACTCATCTAAAACAACAAAGTCTAAACCTGCACCTCTTAATTTCATTGGGTCATCAGCAGAACGAACTTGAACTGAACCACCTGTTGCTGTAATAATAGTTCTTTCAGCTTCTTTTACTTGAACTCCATATTCAATACCAATACTTCTTAAATCAGCCCAAGCTTCATTAGTCATTGAGTAAGAGGGAGCAATCCACCAAGCCCTTTTTCCTTGCCAAGCGTATTTAAGACAAAGCCAAACGCCTAACTTAGTTTTTCCCCAACGACGACCAGCAGATAAAACAATAAATCGTGAATCTGAACTTGCTACAACCTTTTGTGCTTCGTGTAATGCGGGTAAAGTAATTTCATAACCACCAACTGCCGTCTGTTCTAATGCAGATTGCATTATTCTTCAGTTGTAATCCAAATAAGAAATGATTCAACTAAATTAACATCAACTGGAATAGATGTGTACATAACATTATTATCAATTATTTTTGGAATAAATATAACAGCAGGAAGAACAAACTCTTCAGGATTTAAAGAATCAAAATCTTCAAGATATTCTAAATCATTAAAATCTATTATCTTTTCAAACTCTTGGTTGTAATCTTCAATCATTATTTTCTTCCAATTCGGGTTTAACAACTTCTTTTGTCTCAAGAACTTTAATATCTTCTTCTTCATCATTCTCCAATATATTTCCGTCTGCCCACTTTAGCGTAACTTTAGGTCTATCTTCGGATTCTATTGCAATTGTATCTCTCTTGCCAAACAAGTGAGGATATCTTCTCTCAAGATACCAAGCGTCTGCTTGCCAATTACCATTCTGACCTGCTTCATCAATTCTATTTAATCTTCTTTCAATAGCCTTAGCTTCAGCTATTTGTAATCTTTTCCAAACTTTATCGTAAGGGTGGATTCCTTGTTGACCTTTTTTCTTCCATTGATATAAAGTTGAAGTATCTATTCCAACTGATTGGCACGCAAGGTTAACATACATTCCACTTGCAATTGAATCTAGTAATGTATCTATAAGTTTTTCGTTTCGGACAAGAGCGCTTCCCTCTTTCCAACTAGCTTTTTCTGTCATAGGACAATGTTAGCATTGCTAAACGAACTTGTTTAAATATTTATTTAGCTAACTTGCATAAAGTCGCAGTTATGACAATCGTAATAATCTACACCATTGTCTAACACGCCAAATTCAATAGAGTTCCTAGTTTTGCAATTATCACAATCCATAAAACCCTCACAATAAGAATTATCTGCCATTTTTATATCACTCTCTTACTTTTATTGTTTTTATTAACAAAATATTCTATTCTTTCCATTTCTTTATTAGTTTTTGTTAATGGTGTATATACTTCCCAAAATCTTAGGTTGTATTCTGCTTCTTCTAATAATTCCTTATAAACCAATTTTCCTGTTTTTTCTAATTTAGCTTTAAGGTTTGGTATATCGTTTTCTATTCTGTCAGGTGTATATGCTCTAAGGTTTCCAAATAATCTTCCTTTATCTTTAGATAAACCTAAAGCAATTCCCTCAGCTAAAAATTCATTTAAAGCCTTATCTTGTTCAATTCTAAGTGCTTTTAATTCTTGATATTTTGTCATTTTTGTCTCCTTGTTTGTTTTCATACCAATAGTTTAATCAAAGATTAGTAATATCATAATCTTTTATTATATTTATTATAAAAATAAGCCTATAAACATTGGGCTTTTCAGATTTCTTAAAAAAACTTTAAATAATTCTCTATTTTTGACCTCAAAAAAGGGCTAGAACTTTTACTTTGTGCATTTGTGAAATTGCGCCTAAGTCTGCGCCTAAGTCATTTTAAAATAAAAACGGCAGGAGCGCCTTTGCTCTTGCGAGTTCCAGCGCTATGGAATGATTCCTGCCGAGTTTCCTTTCAGTCTAACTGAATAAAAGGTTCTCTTCCGTTTCCTCTTTTTTGTTCTATGATTTCTAGCTCTGCTTTTAAATCTTCTTCTCTAAGAATTTCTTCAGGGTCTTGTTTAATTAAATCTTCAAGTTCAGATATTGTTAACTCAGATAAATAAACTCTTCCATAACCTACATCAAGAAGTTGTCTTGTTAAAGCTAATCTCTTTTCAAATAGTTCAGAAGCCATTACTCTTCTTCTCCTGTAAACATCATTATCTTTGTCTGTCTTAATTTCTTAATTGTGTTTTCTATGGCGAGCTTTTGTTGTCTCCATTGAATGTGCTGTTGGCTTTCCTTTAACTTAGACGGCTCAACTAAAGTTAAACTAAAATGACTTGCTTCTAGGTCAGCAAGCTGTCGTTCAACTGCATTCTTCTTATCTTGTTCTGTTACATATTCGTATGTAAAACCAATTTCTGTTGTCATTAAAATCTCCAATCATAAAATAAATTAAAAGCAGTAAAGATAAAAACAATATAAAGAAATATTATTAAGACCGCTTTTCCAGTTGTACCTTTGTAGCTCATCTAATTATATTCCCGTGTCTATCAATACCGATATTAACTTCTCGTAACCTTATCAACTTCTTCATCTCCTTACCGCTCTTAGCCAACCATTCAACAGTTGCTTCGAGTTGTTTTGGATTTTGTTGTTTGTAATCTCTTATAGCTTCCTTGAGTCCCTTACCTTTAACAGTTATGACTTCATCATCAATTTTAAAATCATATCTCTTCATTAAGTCCACTCCTCTTTGCATACATTACAAATCTTTATGTTTCCAAAATCTATTATGCTATGTCCGTTCTCATCACATCTAAGTTTAGGATTATCAATATAAGCTTGTTTCTGTTTCTCTTCTTTTCCTAGCGACTCAAACTTACCAAACCATTTAGTTATTGCATAAGGTGTTACATCTACATTGTTCCAATGTTTTTTATATGATTGAATTGCAAACATAACATCTTCAGGTGTTGCACCTGCAAGCTGAAGCTCCTTTGCACACTTGAACCAACCTGACTTTTCCATTTGAGTTTTAGGTTCATATCCTAGTTCTGATGTAAATGTTTTAAATATAGCTTTGCGGGTTTTACTATCTTCTTCAGATAGTTTACTTGCTTGCATATTTGATTCTAGTTCATTGGTTATAGTTCTATGACTTACTGATGATACTAGGGTCGTATCATTATTTACACTAGGGGTAGTATCTTTTTTAATACTAGGGTTAGAAGTTTTTAAGATATAAAGATTAGATTGCTTTGAATTATCTTTAAATCTGTTCTT